TTACCAGGTCTAGGTTTTTATGGGTTTGGATTAACACACATGATTGGTGGTTTAAGTAGAACTGCTACACAATCTTTAAGACAATTGCTTGATGCTGGTACATTATCTAACTTACCAGCTGGATTTAAGTCTAGAGGTATAAGAATTCGTGACGATGATCAACCATTTCAACCGGGAGAGTTTAGAGATGTCGATGCACCGGGAGGAAATATAAAAGATCAGTTCCAAATTTTACCATTTAAGGAGCCCTCAGCTACATTATACCAACTAATGGGTTTTGTTGTACAAGCAGGACAGAAGTTTGCAGCGATAACTAACATGGATACAGGTAATGATATGCAAAATAGAGCTGTTGGTACGACTGTTTCACTCTTGGAACGTGGTTCGAGGGTCATGAGTGCTATACACAAGCGATGCTACTACTCAATGAGAAGAGAATTTAGACTTTTATCTAAAGTTTTTGCAACATATCTACCACCAATCTACCCATATTCAGTATATGGTGCAGATCAAGCGGTAAAACAAACTGATTTTGACGATCGAGTTGACGTAATTCCAGTTGCTGACCCAAATATCATGAGTATGGCGCAAAGAGTGACGTTAGCAAACGAAAATTTAAAGATTGCTATGTCAAATCCAATGATGCACAACTTGAGAGAGGCATATCGAAGAGTATATGAAGCATTGGGGACTCAAGATATAGATCAAATACTAAAACCATTAGAAAGACCTATGCCAAAAGATCCTGCAACAGAAAATATGGAAGTATTAGCCATGAAACCACTTAAAGCATTTCCAGATCAGGATCATGATGCGCATATCAATGCACATAGAGCATTTATGTCTACAAGAATGGTGCAGATTAACCCACAAGTTTACACTGCTTTACAAGCACACATATCAGAGCACGTATCATTAAAAGCACAAGGAGAAGTTGGAGCTGCTATAGCTAATGATCCCATTATGCAAGGTAGATTACAATCAGATCCTCAAGGTGCACAAATAGAAATTAATGCAATGATAGCAAATAGAGTTTCACAATTGACTATTGAACTTGCTCAATCAGAAGCTATGGGTCAAAAACAAGATCCACTAGTAATGTTGAAACAAAGAGAGTTAGATTTAAGAGCTATGGATATGCAGCGAAGAGCTGATGAGTCTATGATGAACATGGATATAAAAGAAAACCAAATTGAAGAACAATTGGATTTAGAAAAAATGAAATTAGAAAATAATGAAGCTCAAGCAAAAGAAAGAATTAGAATTGCTGAAGAAAAAATTGAACTTGCAAGGAGTAAAAAGAAATAATGAGAAGAGTAAGAAAATTTAGAGGTGGAGGAATGGATGCTTCTAAACCAGATTTTAAACCTCCTTCAATAGCATACACACCTGGACCAGGTGATACAGGCGGAGAGGGCGGAAAAGGATCAGGACAATCTGGAACAAATCAATCTCCAACAGCAAAATCAAATTTTAGATTTAATAAAGATCAAGTAATATCAACTGCTCTAAATATAGCAGCATTTCCATTAGGCACAGCATACAAATTTATAAAAGAAAGAAAACCAAAAAAGAAACACCCTTTTAGTGCAAATACAAAAAAACAAACTTTACCAAAACCTACTATTATGGGTGGTGATGAGAACGTAAGAAAATTATGTCCTGATGGTTCAATGCCTCCATGTAAACCAGTTAACACACCAGCTACATCACCTACAAAACCAAATTTTTTAGATAATTTTCAAAGTTATAATTCTGGTGGAGTATCAAGTGGACCACCTCCTAAAAGAGGACCAAACCCACAAGTGCCGCCAATAAAGATGAGAAGTGGTAAAATGACAAAAACATATAAGATGTCTTGCCCTCATAGACCTGATGGTATCAGAGGTATGGGTGCTGCTATAAAAGGACATAAATTTATAGGAGTTAAATAATGTGGTTTCAAGCTATTAAACTTGCAGTATCTGCAGGATCAAAAATTTACGCCAACAAACAAAAAGCCAAAATGGCAATGTCGGATGCACAATTATTACATGCAGAAAGACAAGCACGTGGGGAGGAAGCTTATCAAGGAAAATTGTTAGAAGCCCGTCAATCGGACTGGAAGGACGAGGCCGTTTTAATAATTCTCAGTTTGCCCGTGTTGGTGCTCGCATATGCGGTCATATCGGATGATCCAACAGCGATGGATAAGGTAAAATTGTTCTTCGAGATGTTCTCGCAACTGCCGGGATGGTTCACAAATTTGTGGATCCTTGTCGTGGCGAGCATTTATGGCATTAAGGGAACACAAATATTTCGTAACGGAGGGAAGAAATGATTTGGAATTGGATAAAAAATTTATTTAAAGGTAATGCTCAAAAAGATCCACATGAAGAAATGTTTGAAAAGAATGAATATTCTGTAGAGCAGCTTCAAAAAATGACAAAAGGAGATCTTAAAAAATTAAGAGCACAAGGTAAAATAAAAAGTATTGCACATCCTTTTTATTAGTATATAGATTCTATATGAGTCTTAGATCTGCCCTTATAAACGCATTAGAGGATAGGTATAACGCACAAATATCAGAGGCGGATGCCACAGTACAAATTTATTTAGAAAAACCAGTTGCTATAGGCGAACATCCACAACATCTTGATGAAATTGATAAATTAATTGAAAAGATAGCGCACGCTGAAGAAAAATTACAAATCTTACAACAATTTAAAATATGATCCGTGGAGACAGCTCGGAATATGAATTACTTATTAAATGGTGTGAGACATTACCCTTTTTTGATAAACCTAACTCTGTAACTACATGTGAGGTAGGAGTACGAGAAGGTTTAGGTTCAGAAATAATTATAAAAAATATTTCAAAAAGAATTCCTAATATTAATTATCAACACTATGCAATAGATCCATATGGAGATTTGAATTATGAACATTTTGATAATAAACCAAAATGGAAAAGAGATGGAGTTTGGACTGATAAAGCTCCCACGTATCCAAACAGTATGAGAGATCAGATGGTAAAAGATTTTGCAACTAATCCTTACTTCAAATTTTATAACATGACTGACATAGAATACATGAATATATTTAATTTAAGCAAAACAATTTATGATTTAGTTTTTTTAGATGGTCCTCATACAACTCAAGCAATTTTAAGAGAAGCTCTTTGGTTTGCAGAAAGATCAAGAAAAGGCACTAGAATAATTATTGATGATTATAGTTTATGTAATTTTGAAGTTATAAGAGCTGCAATATCTTATTGGGATTTTAAAGATTTTGAAAAGGGAAAACAAAAAGTTTGTTTTGAAAAAATATGTTAGATCCAAATACAAGAGAACAAATAGAAAATATAATCAAAAGAAACATTAGGGATGTTAAGGATCATATCTGCTATGGGGTTGAAACGGAATCTCAGTTAATGTATGCTAGGGGCAGACTCAGCGCATTAGAAACGCTGCTTCAGGATATTAAAAACCTGCATAAGGAGGATAACGATGGTACAATTGATTAAACCTAAACTTACAGATTTCGGTTCGAAAGAAAATAAGGAAGAGGTAAAATCACAAATTCCAACAGATCCAGAAGGCATCAAAAAATATCTTGAAATCATACCAAACCCTGTAGGATACCGTATGCTTGTAAGACCATGGTCAGGCCAAGCAAAAACAAAAGGCGGTGTTATATTAGCAGATGAAACTCAAGACAAAATTCAAATGACTACTGTTGTTGGACTTGTTGTAAAAATGGGTGATCTTTGTTATCAAGATAAAGAAAAATTTCCAAAGGGTGCTTGGTGTAATGAAGGCGAATTTGTCATTTATGGCAGATATGCTGGAAGTAGATTTCAGACTAAGTACGGTGAACACCGTATATTAAACGATGACGAGATCATAGGAACTATAGGAAAGCCAGAAGATATTCTCCATTTATTTTAATAAAGGAGGATAAACATGGCAGAAGTAAAAGACTATAGTGCGGAAGCTCTATTAGCCAAAGAAAAAGAAGTCGAGTTAGATACTGACGATGTAAAAGAAGAAAGTATTGAACTTGAACAAAAAGAAGAAAATAAAAAAGAACCTAATTTAAATTTAGGTGAAGTAGATTTAGGTTATACTGATCATTCAAAACCAAAAGAAGAAAAACCAGAAAAACCTCAAATTGAAATAACTGAAGAAAAAGAACAACCGAAACAAGAAACAAAAGAAGAAACATCAACCGAAGAAAAACCAAACTTACAAGAATCAAGAAGAGATTATCAAAAGAGAATAGATAAACTTGTTTTTCAAAAGAAAGAAGCTGAACGAAGAGAAAAAGCAGCTCTTGATTTTGCGAAAGGTCTACAAAAAAAGTATGACCAAACATCTCTTAAATTTAAAGAATCTGACGAACAGTATCTTAAAGAATTTGATGCTAGAGTAGATGCTCAAAGAGAACAAGTTAAAGTAGCTTTGAAACAAGCTATTGAGTCAAATGATGCTTCACAAATTATGGAAGCAAATGATAAGCTGACTCAATTAGCTGTGGAAAAAGAAAAGGCTCGATTAGAATTATCTAATAGAGAAAAACAAAAAAAAGAAGAAGAAACCAAAAAAACAACAAACAACGTACAAGCTGAACCTCAAACAGCGGAATCATCACAACAAACTCAAATTACACCTAGAGCTAAGAAGTGGGCTGAGGAAAATGAATGGTTTGGAACTGATGAGGTCATGACTAATGCTGCTATCACGATACACAACAATATCTCACAAGAGGGTATTGAAGTAGACAGTGATGAGTATTATAATGAAGTTAACTCAAGACTAAGGAAGTATTTTCCTGAAAGTTTTGATAACACTAAGGACGAGCCAAAAAAAGAAGCACCGAAACCCGTCCAAACGGTTGCTTCGGCTGGTCGTAGTCAACAAGGACGCAGAACTGTGAAACTCACCAAGTCACAAGTAGCTATTGCTAAACGATTAGGGGTGCCACTAGAGGAATACGCTAGATACGTGAAGGAGGATAAATAATGAGTACAATTAAGAGAACTTCACGAGAGTCTGAGACTAAGGTAACTAAAGAAGCCAAAAAAGCTTGGGCTCCACCATCCAGTTTGGATGCGCCACCTGCACCGAACGGGTACAGCCATAGATGGATTCGTACTACCGTTCAAGGTTTTGAAGATACAGCTAATGTATCTAAAAAAATGAGGGAAGGTTGGGAATTTGTAAAAGTCGAACAAGTTCAAAACGAGATCGGCACTAACAAATATCCTTACTATACCGAAGGTAAATACGAGGGGTGTATTGGAATTGGGGGCCTTGTGCTGGCAAGGATACCAAATGAGATTTTGGAAAGCCGTGCGGAGTATTTTAAAAGACTTACGCAAGACAGAATGAATGCGGTGGACAATGATCTTATGAAGGAACAGCACCCAGACATGCCAATCAATATTGATAGGCAGTCTAAAGTGACCTTTGGTGGTGGAAGCAAAAAATAATTTTGCAATAGCCATTAGGGTTTAAAATAAACTGTTAAAAGGAGAAACATAACATGGCAAACGTAAGTGAAAAGTTTGGTCTAAGACCTTACAGAAAACTAGACGGTACACCATTAGTTGGAGCTCAAAACAGATATACGATTGCGTCAGGATTAGCAGGTGCGATTTTCCAAGGAGAAATGGTTGAACCATTAGGAACTGGAAATATCCAAAGGCATGGTCCTAACACATCTGATGCTGTTATAGGCGTTTTTAACGGATGTTTTTACACAGACCCAACTACACAAAAGCCAACATACAGTAACTATTATCCTGGCGGAATTGCTGCTAGCGATATTACTGCATTCGTCATTGACGATCCAGATGCAGTATTTTTAGTAGATGCTGATGATACTTTTACAAGAGCCGATCTGTTTAAGAATTACTCTGTTACTAATACAACGGGTGTAACTCAAACTGGAATATCGAAACAACAACTTGATGTAAGTGTTTCTGGTACTGCAACTACTTTCGCAATTCAAGCGATTGATATTTCGCAAGACCCAGAAAACTCTGACACAGGTTCTGCTAACGCAAATATTCTTGTTAGAATCAACAACCACTTCTACAGAAGTGGAACAGGTATAGCGTAATAAGGGAGAATAACTATGGCAATATCACGATCACAACTAGTTAAAGAACTAGAGCCAGGTTTGAATGCTTTATTCGGCCTGGAATACAGTAGATACGAAAATCAGCATGCTGAAATTTTCGTAACTGAAACATCTGACAGAGCTTTTGAAGAAGAAGTAATGTTAAGCGGTTTTGCTTCTGCACCAACTAAACAAGAGGGTGCTGGAGTAGTGTTTGATACAGCGGGTGAAACTTTCACAGCTAGATACAACCACGAAACAATTGCTTTAGCATTTGCTATCACTGAAGAAGCAATCGAAGACAACCTATATGACAGATTAGCTGCAAGATACACAAGAGCTCTTGCAAGATCTATGTCTAATACGAAGCAAGTTAAAGCTGCTAACGTATTGAACCAAGCACAATTTACTGCTGTGACTGGTGGAGACGGTGTTCCGTTAATAGCGAACAACCACCCATTAGCTACTGGTGGTACATTTGCAAACGTTCTTTCAGTTGCTGCAGACTTAAACGAAACTTCACTTGAGCAATCGTTAATCGACATCGCAGGATTTGTAGATGAAAGAGGATTAAGAATCGCTACTCAAGGTAGAAAAATGATAATTCCAAAAGAATTACAATTTACTGCTGAGAGATTGATGAAGACTCCTCAAAGAGTCGGAACTGCTGATAACGATATCAACGCAATCGCTTCAATGGGAATGGTACCAGAAGGGTACTCAGTTAACAATTTCTTAACTGATACTGATTCTTTCTTCCTATTGACTGATGTGCCTAACGGATTAAAACACTTCGTTAGATCACCAATCAAAACTGCGATTGAAGGTGACTTCGATACTGGTAACGTAAGATTTAAGGCTAGAGAAAGATACTCTTTTGGATTCTCTGATCCAAGAGCAATCTTTGGTAATGGAAATCTACCAACTAGCTAATAATTAATAATAAATATTAATTACTCAAAAGGGGCGGTGTTCACATCGCCCCTTTTTTTATGTATAATAAATTTACCTAGAAAAAAATTATTATGTAGACTGGCTAGGCAGACGGTATAGAGACTACATAACGAACGCTATACAAGGAGAAAATTATGGCATCAACTACTTTTTCAGGACCAGTACGTTCTGAAGGTGGCTTTCAAATGGCTACTAAAAATGCATCAACTGGTGCAATCACAACAAGAATGAGTTCAGGTATGCCTGATCTTACAGGCTTGCTTTTAGCTGACACAGCAACAGGAGCAAATATTTCTATTGCTGATGGAATAATTGCAGTTGTTAACTATACAGGAGCAGCGGCATGTGCGGTGGCACTTCCAGCAGCAACTAAAGGTGCAATTGCGGTTTACGTTCAATCTAAAGACACAGCGGGCGGAACTGCTACACTTACTTTTAATGCAGCAGGAACTGACGTTTGGGCAACTGGTTCTTTAATTGAGTCAAGAGCAGCGAATGAAGTAACTTTTGATACTTCAGCAGCTGGTGAAACACAATTAGTTTTCACTCCAGCTGACGCAGCAACAAACTGTTTTACAACTGGAAGCAAAATTGCTTTTATGTGTTTTGAAGATGGCACATGGCATATTGCATCTGAAATGACTGGTGCAGCAGCAGCTGTCACTGGTGCATTTGCATTTGCAGCGTAATAATTAATTAGTGGCTCTCTTCGGAGAGCCACAACTATAGGA